AATAATTATTAAAATTCATATTAAAAAGGGTGGACAGGAGCTATCTTATCCACCCTCATCATCAAACAAACACAATCAAGTTCACTAGGCTTGATTGAATTTTATGTTAGACATTTTTAAAACTCAGTTAACGAAACTGAGCTATTATCGGTTGGTCTAACTTTCTCCAATAATTCTATGTTTTCTAATAAATAGGATTTAGGTAGATTTAGTATATTGGATATTTGCAGTATACGAATAGCATTTAAACCATTCTGTCCTTTTTCATATTTACCTATTTGTTGAAAAGAAATATTTAATTTTTTGGCTAACTTAGTTTGTGTCAGCTTTGCCTTTTTTCTAGCATCTTTTAATCTTTCACCAATTACAACATTAAGTACATTTTCTTCATCAGACTTAGTGTAAGATTTGTATGGTCTTTTATTCATTTCTTTCTCTCCTTTAGTTTATGCAGACAAGTAGCCTGAGAATAATTACAACTTTTAAGTTAGTTAATAATTATAATTGTGAATAAATGAATTTAGCATCTTCATTTTCCACACCAACAATTTGTCTATAGACTTTGATATATTTTTTAAAAGCCTTTGCACTATGCACACACTGTCTTGAACCAGGATTTTTAGCTGGTCGCATGATTTCAGAATGTAGTGTTTGCAGCTTCTCATATCTTCTCAATAGACTGTTGCTCCTTGCCATCATTACTTTCCTCTTTGTTAGTTTTGATTAAAGACTTATCTAATTTAATGTCCATAATCTTTAGTTCAGCGTTATCGCTTACATTAGACGCAGCAGCTACTTCTGCATTGTCAAATTTTTCTATTGTTTTAAAACTTGCTTCAAAAAAACTTTCTTTAATTACACTCATGTTCTACTTTCTAATATTGGATATGATTTATTTACATTTAAATTGGCAACTGAACCCATTTGTTCAATAGTCATTTCAATTTTTCTATGAGCATTAATGCCTTTAGAGATAAACCCTAAGTCATATAACTCTGATACTATCTTGCCAGACCTTGCTCTACTCCATTTAAGAGCTTTACTTATCTCAGCAAAAGTCGGAGAAAATTTATGTTTCTCTATATACTTTGTAATAAATTTAAGTGTCTTGAGTTTTGGTTCACTTAAATAAATATATTTATGTCCATTTCCATTCTTCATTATTTATCTTTCTTAAAAAGTTCAGAAACATTATTTACTTCTTCAATGGTATCTCCATTCTTTTTTAGATCATTTAAATATTGTATTAATTTTTCTGCAAACCAATGGCCTTTAGATACATCCATTAAAGTTGCATCTAATGATCCACCATGTTTCTCACCAAATCTCATAAAATATTTTAAAACTTCTCTTTGATAACCACCGATAACTGCCATTGGCGATTGCTGTGATACAATCGCCTGATTAGTTTCTATTTTTTTATTTTTATAATACTCAGGGTTTATTTTTTCTGACATTAAAATGGTTGTCCTTCTTTAGAAACAATCTCAGAAATTTTTAAACTAATATCTGGTTGTCCTTCTTTTGTTTTTTCTGTATTTACCCATGCAGCTAGGTTCATCTTTTTACCATTGACAGTAAGATTTCCCTGGTAGGCAGGATATTTTTTACCATCTACATCAGTATCTCTTGCTTGTCTTTTCCAAAGTGCTGCTGAATTATCGTATTCACTCATATTATTTTTTCCTATTTGTTATTTGTTTTTGTAGTGAAATGTACGCAGTATCAATTCTTTGTTGTTGAATTAAATCTGTGTAGATTGTTTGAAGTTCATTAATATATTCCTTACGCAAAGGATTTAAATTTTGCTCAAACTTGCCAACTGATACAGAATGTTGAGCAGTTTTTTTTAATAGTTCTATCCATTCATTAGCCATCTGTTCTGTGCTTATTCGTTTATTTTTAGGCACTAATTTAACAATTGGTTTTGGTGTTTCTTTTTTTTGTGGTTTTAAAAACTGTTCCATTTCTTCAGCAGTAGCCAACTCATCACCAAAGAATCCTAAAATACTAAGTCCTCTACCAATACTTACAGTTTGTTGTTTCTCAAATTCTTTGTCAGCATTTTTCATTTGCTTAGACTCTCCAACACTTACTAACTTGTCATCTATATAAATGTTTGCTCTAAATTTATGAGAACCATTTGCTAGTTCTGTACTGTTAGTTTGAATAGACATTCTTTCACCAAAAAAATCTCTAACAAATTTAATTCTATATGGAACAGTAAGGTACTTTCCTTTTGCTCCTAAGTTTGCATAGTCTTTATCATCTATGCTTTCTCTAAATTTCTTTATTGCTTCTGCTAATCCATTTTTCATAGTTCTCCATGTCCTCTCATTTTTTTTAGTGGGTTGTTTATTCTTTCTATTAGTTCATCTATTTTTTTATTTTTTTCTTGGATCTCTACTCTTAGCTGACCATTCTTTTTTTGATGAGCTTCATTAATAACTTCTAAATCTCTAACTCTATCTCTTAAAGGTTTTATAATTCCCATATCAGACACCACACATACCCTCACATTCATTGTTAAACATATCTAATTGATTTTCATTTGGATTAAAATTTACTTCATCTAAAGGCTTACAACTTTTATGTGTGTAATTTTTAATGTTTGAATTTCTACTTATTGTTCTTATTTCTTTATCTAATTCTACTGCATCAGCAAATTCTTCAGGTCTTTTAGTTTTCATAAACTGCCAATACTTATCGTCATGGAATGGACAAACAATACAAGCTGACTTTTCTGGTAAAGGTATATTTTCTTTTTTAAGATAATTAATACAATCTTGTCTTGACATATTTGCTTCAATTAATGGGTGTCTATTAAGTATGTAGGGATCTCTTGCTGGTTTCATTCTTTGTATTTCATCTTTTGAAATACCAATCCATTGTTCAACATACTTGTCTTTTGGAAAATGTTTTTTATAACCAACATCACAAAGCTCTCTAATTTTTTTTTTGATTGGTTGTATTTTATAATCATTTGTACATTGACGCATGACCATACCTTTTTTTCCTGTAATAGTTTCTTGAGTAAAAAATGGAGCTACTACAAAATCTGTTGTTCCTCTTGCTGCCAACATATCATCTCTGATATTTCCTTTTTGCACTATGTGTATTGGATATGGTAAAATCTTTTTAAGAAATTCTAAATATTGATAGACTGCTTTAGGTTCATATCCTGTGTCTGCAAATATTCCACAATCAACAAGAGGAAGATCACCTTTAGCTGCCATTAAAGCCATTGTTGAGCTTTGCACACCAGCACCTAAACTTATAACTGTTAATGCTTTACTTCTATTTTTATCAATCATAATGTTTTAACAACCTATCAATTTGTTCTTGTGCAACACCTGTCCACCAGAATGATTTTTTTTTAATGTCAGAAAAATCAGGACAACATAACCAAGCTAAAGTATCTAAATCACCATCAGCTAATTTTAATTTTTTCTCCCATGCGATCTCATAAATCATTAATTCTTTTAGAGCTTTATCTAAACTTTCTTGTGATAGATCCTCACAATTTTCTTGTGTAAATAATTTACGATCACAATTACTTGCATAACTAAGAAATGGTTTAAGACCTAAAGATTTTTGGTATAGTGAAATTTGTTGAACGTCAGAATAAAATGGTCTGTCAGGACACTTAACATTTGTATAAGTCCAACCTTTTTTTTGTGTTAAATTAACTGTACCAAATTTGTTTTTTAAATCTCCAAATAAATCTTGACCAACTAAATCTATATACATCAACCAATATGTATTTACAGGAGGTGTCCATAACACTTGTTCAATTTCATCTTGCCAATCCTGGTCATCTAATTCAGCAATATTGTCTAAATGTTTTTGTGCAGTTTTTTTAGCTTCTTTAACTATAAATTGAAATTTATTTTTATCCTTTTCATCATTAGGTTCATAAGTATCTATTTTAGTTTGTATTAATTCTGATTTAATAACTTCATCTAAACTTAATTTTTTAGTTAAGCTCTCTTGAACAATCATGTGAATTAAAGTTCCACCGATAAAACTTGCGTTAGATATTTCTGAATTTTCTTTTGGGGTAAGGATATGTTTTTTAAAAAATCTTATTGTATGTGGCAGACAAGCTGTTGATTTGGAA